CAAGGAGATCACCGGTCTCGACACGACGATCGACTGGAAGAACACAGGAGACAACTCGTACGATGGGGAGAAACTTAAACTCCTCGTCCACGATGAAAGTGGTAAATGGGAAAGGCCGAACAACATCCTCAACAACTGGAGGGTCACAAAGACGACATTAAGATTAGGTAGTAAGATTATCGGTAAGTGTATGATGGGTTCAACATCAAACGCTTTAGATAAAGGTGGTGAAAACTTTAAAAGATTATACAATGACTCAAACGTTACCGAGAGAAACCGTAACGGACAGACTCGTTCAGGATTATATTCTTTGTTCATACCTATGGAATGGAACTACGAAGGATACATTGATGCTCATGGGATACCTGTCTTTGATACGCCAAAAACACCAGTCGAAGATTCATATGGATCTAAAATAAAGATAGGTGTAATTGAATACTGGCAAAATGAAGTTGATGGTTTAAAAGAAGACCAAGATGGTTTGAATGAATTCTATCGTCAGTTTCCAAGAACAGAAGAACATGCTTTTAGAGATGAAGCAAAATCATCTTTATTTAATCTAACTAAGATCTACCAACAAGTAGATTGGAATGCAGATTTAAAGAACAGTGGAATAATAACACAAGGGAATTTTCAATGGGCTAATGGAGTTAAGGATACTAAAGTTATCTTTATGCCTAGCAAGCAAGGTAGGTTTTATATATCATGGATACCACCTTTAGAAATGCAGAACAACGTTATATCTAAGAATGGTTTGAAATGGCCTGGTAACGAACATACTGGAGCATTTGGTTGTGATAGTTATGATATATCAGGAACAGTGGATGGGAGAGGTTCTAATGGAGCTCTAACAGGTTTAACTAAGTTCTCTATGGAGAATGTACCACCTAATCATTTCTTTCTTGAATATATAGCTAGACCTCAGACTGCTGAGATATTCTTTGAAGATGTTCTAATGGCTTGTGTATTCTACGGAATGCCAATACTAGCTGAGAATAACAAACCTAGGTTACTGTACTATTTTAAAAGACGAGGTTATAGAGGGTATTCTATAAATAGACCTGATAAGAAATATAATAAATTATCTACAACTGAAAGAGAAATTGGTGGAATACCAAACTCTAGTGAAGATATAAAACAAGCACATGCTGCTGCAATTGAATCTTATATAGAAGAACATATAGGTCTAAAAGATGATGGAAACTATGGGGATATGTATTTTCAAAGAACATTAGAAGATTGGGCAAAGTTTAATATTAATAACAGGACATCTCATGATGCTTCTATTAGCTCAGGTTTAGCAATAATGGCTTGCAACAAAAACAAATACAGACCAAACCCTATAGTCGAAAGACAAGTATATAACTTAGGATTTAAGAAATACAATAACAAAGGTACATTATCAAAAATACAGGAATAAATGAAGATAAATACTAATTCTAATAGCGCCTTTCCAAGTCAGGTAGTACCAGACGCGGAGAAAGCTTCGTGGGAATACGGAGAACAAGTGGCATCTGCTATTGAAACGGAGTGGTTTAATCAAGGTAGGACTAACGGTAATAGATATCTCACTAGCTGGGGTAATTTCCATAATTTAAGACTATATTCTAGAGGAGAACAATCAACCCAAAAATATAAAGACGAATTATCTATAAACGGTGATTTGTCTTATTTGAATTTAGACTGGAAACCAGTACCGGTTATATCTAAGTTCGTTAACATAGTTGTTAATGGTATATCACAAAAAGAATTTGATATAAAAGCTTATTCACAAGATCCAGAATCTGTAAAGAAAAGAACAGATTATGCAGAAGCAATAGCTTTAGATATGTTTGCTAGAGAGCAAATACAAATAGCTAAAGAAACTATGGGTATTGATGCATCATCTTCAAACATGCTACCTGAGCAACTACCAAGAACGAAAGAGGAACTAGAATTACACATGCAATTATCTTACAAGCAATCTATTGAGATAGCTGAAGAAGAAGCTATAACCACTACTCTAGCTAAAAATAGATGGGAGTTAACTAAGCGTAGAATAAATGAAGACTTAGTGGTATGTGGTATTGGAGCTACAAAAACTAATTTCAATAAATCAAACGGTATAGTTATAGATTACGTTGATCCTGCTAACCTTATATATTCATATACTGAAGATCCTAATTTCGAAGACATTTACTACGTTGGTGAAGTTAAAGCTATAACAATCCCAGAGTTAAAGAAACAATTTCCAGATATACCTGAAGAGGAATTAGAGAGAATACAAAAAATGCCTGGAAATAGGCAATATATAACAGGTTACGGTAATTACGATGCCAACACTGTGCAGGTTATGTATTTTGAATATAAAACATACATGAACCAGGTTTTTAAGTTGAAATATACTGATAATGGTTTAGAGAAAATAATACAAAAAACTGATGAATTTAACCCACCAGAAGCTGATACTTATGATAAAGTTTCTAGGACTATAGAGGTTTTATACAGTGGAGTTAAAGTTCTAGGCACTAATACCATGTTAAAGTGGGAATTAGCAGAGAATATGACTAGACCTATGTCAGATTCTACTAAGGTAGAAATGAACTACGCTATTTGTGCTCCAAGAATGTATAAGGGTAGAATTGAATCTTTAGTTAGTAAAATCACTGGATTTGCTGATATGATTCAATTAACTCATTTAAAGATGCAACAAGTACTTTCTAGGATGGTACCAGATGGTGTATTCTTAGACATGGATGGTTTAGCTGAGGTCGACTTAGGTAATGGTACAAACTACAATCCAGCAGAAGCACTTAATATGTACTTCCAAACTGGTTCTATCGTTGGTAGATCATTAACTCAAGATGGAGAAATGAATAGAGGTAAAGTACCTATTCAAGAACTTACATCTTCTGCTTCAGGAGCTAAGTTACAGAGTCTTATAATGACCTATAACTACTACTTGCAAATGATAAGAGACGTGACGGGTCTTAACGAAGCTAGAGATGGTAGCATGCAAGATAAAGATGCTCTTGTAGGTATAGCTAAGATGGCCGCTAATCAATCCAATATAGCTACTAAACATATCAATCAGGCTAGTCTTTATTTAGCTCTTAGAATATGTGAAAATGTATCGTTAAAAATAACAGATGTTTTATCTTTCCCATTAACAAGAGCTGCTTTAATAGAAAGTATATCTTTATATAACGCTGAAACACTAGGTGAAGTATCTAATCTAAATTTACATGATTTTGGTATATTTTTAGAACTAGAACCTGAAGAAGAAGAGCAAGCTCAATTAGAACAAAATATTCAGATAGCTTTACAAGCTGGAGGTATAGACCTAGAGGATGCTATAGATCTAAGACAAATCAAAAATCTTAAACTAGCTAACCAATTACTAAAACAAAAACGTAACAAGAAAGCTGAGAGAGATCAACAACAGCAAGAACGAATGGTTCAGGCTCAGGGTCAAGCACAGGCACAAGCCTCAGAAGCAGCCGCTATGGCAGAGGTACAGAAAAATCAAGCTTTAACAGAAGGTAAGGTTCAGATAGAACAAGCTAAGTCTCAATTCGAACAACAGAGAATGCAAGCGGAGCTTTTAATAAAGCAACAACTAATGGCTCAAGAATTTGAGTACCAGAAACAGTTAGCTATGTTAAAGATGGATCAAGAAGGCGGTAAAGAGAAAGAGATAGAAGATAGGAAAGATAAGAGAGTAAAGTTACAAGGAACTCAACAAAGTCAATTAATAAACCAAAGACAAAATGATGCTGCTCCCGTAGATTTCGAAGGAGGAGATACATCACAACTAGGGACATTCGGTATGCAAAATATGATGTCACCTACTATTTAATAATTATATAATATTTTATCATGTCAGAACAAACAGAAGTAAATGAACCTATCAAACAAGAAGGTGAGTTTAAAATGAAAAAAAAGAGACCTAAGAATCTAGCTAAAATTAGTAGCAATGAGATAACGAAGGTAGATTTAACAAGGCCAGAAGCAACTGGTGAAATAGATTCAAGTCTTCATAAGGTAACAATACCTAATGAAACTTTTAAAACAGAAGACAATGCCATTCAAATCGGAGAAACAAAGGAGATGGATGTGGAAGAACGAACCGGAGATAGCCAGGAG